CTGAAACGAGGCTTCATCCCCGAAGTCAAAGCCGTCGCCGCCGGGATTGTCATGGTCACGGGTTCGGCCCACATCCTCGAGTCTAGTACGGCTGGCGTTAAGCCCGATTGGAAGTTGAACTAATGGCGCAAAGGTTCTCGCCTAGGGCACTTACGACTGAGGTGCGCAAGCTCGCGGAAGAGGCATTTTCCGTCACCGATGATGGAACACCTCTCACCCGTGCTGAGGCTCTGGCTCGCCTGCTTTGGAACATGGCCCTGGGCTATTCCGAGAAAGTGCGGGATGAGGACGGAACCCTGAAAACCGTGATCCATCCCCCGGTTGCGTGGTCAGTCCAGTATTTGTACGAACGCCTTGAGGGGAGACCCCAGACCGCCATAGCCGAAGATGACACGAGAATCCGCGCTGCTGATAAGGTCAGAGAGTTATCCAAGCAGAGGTTGAATAAGATGGCCGCTGTTATAGTCGCCGGTCCACCGCAGCATAAACCACCTAAACCCTGATGCCGAATGTCTTTGCTTCATCCCCCGACCTCCCAACACCTTTCCCTCGCGGGACGCGGCTCTGGGTCTGTCCGATAACCGGCCTCTCAGTTCCTAAAAACCCCGAAGCGAATCTCCGATGGCGGGCTGATCTCCTTGCGGCGGCGGAGACTGACACTGATCTGCAAGTAGACTTGATGACCGCATGTTCAAAGTCGGTACTCTTCTTCGTGAACTGTTTTGCTTTCACCCTGCGTATTTTTGAACCCGGAGCAGAAGGAAAAGTACAACAAGCGGAGTTCGCCCACCTCCCCTTTATAACGTGGGACATCCAGGATGGGCATATCCTGCGGATTGAAAACGCAATCGCTAGCGGTAAAGAATTGCTGTCTGATAAGAGCCGCGATATGGGCGCAACCTGGGATCACCTGGGGGTTTACACCCACCGCTTCCTCTTCCACAATGACGAAACACATCTGATGATCTCGCGTAAAGAGGATGCGGTCGATCAGTTGGACGGGATGCCTAAGAATTATCCGCACGGGTCTCTGGCTGATCCCGGTACGCTGTTCGGTAAGATTGATTACATGCTCAATCGGCTGCCCGAGTGGATGCTGCCACGGATGACGCGGAAGAAAATGCACCTCGTCAACCTCGATACCCGCACTCGTATTGATGGTGAATCGTCGAACGCGACGGCGGGTTCGTCTGATCGGCGTACTTCCGTCTTCCTTGACGAAATGGCCAAAATGGAAGAGGGGGAGTCAATCAAACGGAGTACCCGCGACGTAAGTGCTTGTCGTCTCCCGTGTTCTACGCCGCACGGAGCGGGTACGGCGTACAGTAAGTGGAGGTTGAGCGGCACGATTCCTGTATTCGTGATGCCCTGGTGGGAGCACCCCGAGAAGGGGTTGGGCCGGTACGTCGGCAAAGACGCCCTCGGGCGGTTCAAAATTCGCTCCCCGTGGTATGACAACGAAGAGAAGGAGCGGACGCCGAAGGAATTGGCTATCGACGTGGACATGGATCATATCGGCTCGGGCGATACGTTCTTTGAGTCGATGATTATAGAGCAGCACAAAAAACTGTTCGCCCGCCCCCCTCTGTTTAAGTTGCATCTTAATTTCAAGAAGACACTTACAGACGATAAGATCAAAGATTCGCTGGTTCGGCGGCGGTATCAAGACATCGAACGTCGGGGGCCGCAGGTTGGACCGTGGCGTGTGTGGTGTTCATTGGAGAATGGACGCCCGGACCAAACGAAGAGTTACACACTAGGGGTAGACATCAGCAAGGGACAAGGGGCTAGTAATAGTATAATGTCCCTCCTCTGCAACGAGACGAAGGAGAAGGTTGCCGAGTACGCCGATGCGAACACACCCCCCTATGAGTTGGCGAAGTTGGCTTGTGCGGCGGCATTGTGGGCCGGGGGCCGCAGTCGTCCCCTTTTGATCTGGGAGAACAACGGTGATCCAGGATTTGATTTTGGGAATATCATCGTCCATAAGTACAATTACCCCAATATCTACTTTGACAAGGTGGTGGGAACGATCTCAGAGAAGAGGGGAAAAAGGTACGGCTGGCGATCCACCCCCGAGAAGAAGGCCGCATGTCTCGGTCTACTCCGGCGAGCCTACGCTAAAGGTTCCGTTATCAACCACAGCGAAGAGGCCCTGAACGAAGCCCTCACCTATGTCCACTATGAGGGGGGCGGAATTGGTCCGGCGGAACTGGTGGAGGAGTCGGACTCAGCCCGTAAGTGTCATGGGGATAGGGTGATAGCGGATATGCTGTGCATCGTGGGGCGAGGGGATATGCCCAAGTTCCGCAAACAGACGCAGGCGATCCCGAAGCATTCCATCGGCGGGCGATTCCGGGAGTTCCAAAAACAGAAGAAGGCCGCGAGACAACCGCAGACTACCTTCGATTTTTCACATTGAGTGTAACTATGCCGATGAACATTAGTCCAAAACAGGTGCAAGAGGCCGTTCTCAAGGGGCGAGAGCGGTTCAGTAATTTCAGGAACGCGAGGCTGATGTTCCTCCGCAATTACGTTGGCCAGTATTACGATCAGGAGAAGGGGGGAGTGGGGGGCGAGCCGCTTAACCTGATCTTCAACGCGATTCGTATTCTCCTCCCCTATATCGTGATGAGTTTCCCCAAGTTCAATGTGCGATCTAAGTACCTGATGGCACGGGACTACGGCGAGTTGCTGAGTCTCGCTTTGAACCAGCATAGCCAGGAGATCGACATCGATTCTGTGTATCGGCGGTGGATCGTTGACGCAATCTTTACCCTGGGGGTGTTGAAAACCGGGCTGGCCCAGAGTGACAGCGTGTATGGGTTGGATGAGGGGGACCAGATCGAGGCCGGGACGGTTTACACTGAGGCGGTCGATTTCGATCATTTCTGCGTTGATCCGGCGAGTACGGACCATTTGTTTCGGGATGCCCGGTTTATGGGCGATTCCATGTATGTTCCCCGCTCCGTGCTCCTTGACAGTGGGTTGTATAAGAATGATCTGGTGGAAAGACTCCCCCGTATCTCTAGCAAGCAAAAAGACGAACGAGCGCACGGCCTCTCGATGCAAGAGTTGAATGCGGACGATCTCTGGAAATTGGAAGACGAGGTTGAGATCGCGGAGCTTTGGGTGCCGGGGGCTAAGGCCGTTGTCACGGTGCCGATTGGTCCCAACGCGGCGTTCGATGACTATCTGCGGGTGGATGAGTATTATGGCCTTGACGATGGCCCGTATACCCTACTTGCCCTAACCCCCCCGGTTCCGGGCAATCCCCTACCCGTACCCGCCGTTGGGATATGGAATGACCTGCATATCCTAGCAAATAGGATGGCGAAGAAGATCATTGACCAAGCGACCCGGCAAAAAGACGTGGTTGCGTACCGGGGGTCGGCGGCGGATGATGCAGAGGAATTGCAACATGCGAAGGACGGGGAGGCGGTCAAGTGCGATGATCCCGATGGTGTACAGGTCAAGAGCTTTGGGGGCCAACAGAATAGCAATGAAGCGGCGTTAGGCTCGATGATGTCATGGTTTAACATGATGGCGGGCAATCCGGCAGCCCAGGGGGGCACCTCTATCGGCGGGGATTCGGCCACGGAGACACGGTTGCTCGCGGGCAATACGTCCGTTGGCCTCGATGATATGAAGGGCTTGGTATATAAGGCGGTCGGGGCGGAGGGGAGACGCCGGGCTTTCTATTTCCATACTGATCCCCTGATCCAGATGCCCCTGATTCGGCGGCAACCCCAACCTGCCCAGTATGCACCGGGGGCTGCGGGGCCGGTCATGGTTGCCCCCGCTACAATGCAGGAGATTCAGGTGTTCCTCACGCCTGAAGCCCGGCGGGGCGACTTCCTTGACTTCGTATTCAGCGTTGAACCCGAGTCGATGGGACGTATGGACTCAAAGGCACGGTTTGCTCAGGCAATGGACTTCGCGGTGAAGATTCTTCCCGCAGCGGCCCAGGCTGCTCAGGTAATGACGACAATGGGTATCGCGTTCAGCGTCAAAGAGTTCATCATCCGGGCGGCGAAGGATGCCGGGATTGACTGGCTCGATCAGGTTTTCTACGACCCCGAGTTTCAACAGCAGATGGCGATGCGATTGGCGACGGGGCCGCAGGCTGGGCCGTCGAAGGGGCAGGCCCAACCCAAGGATATGTCCGCCCAGATCGCCCAGAACGGACAGCCTGCTAATGTAGCAAGCGGTGCCCCCGACATGATGACTCAGATCATGCAGGATGAGCAGATGGGGGCGAATCAGGGGCAGATGGAGACAAAGAAAGAGGTGTGGTAATGCCGCTCTATACGTATCAATGCACGAAATGCAAACGGGAAACCATCGAATTTCAGAAGATGGCGGATAAACATCTGACGGTCTGCCCGATCTGTAAGACCAAAACATACCGTCAAATTCCCTCCCTCTTCAATACAGACCTAAAGGAGTTCCACACCCCCATTGAGATGTACAGTATCGCAATGGACGACGACGCGGCGATCAGGAAATTCATCGGGGACTGCCCGGATGTGGACGTATCCACGGACAAGGCTGATCCCATGTATGGCGTGCCCGTGGCGAGAAGCCGAAAACAGAAGCTCGACGCCCTGAAGTCGGCTGAGTTTGTGGAGACAAATTAAAAAAGTGAGGTGATAACCCGGTTTTTATTGGACGTGAGGCCGTTTGTGTGATATAATATGGAAGATAGTTCTACATTTCCCCCCTACCCTCACCCTTGCGGTTGAGCAGCGGGGAAGGAGATTCATTTGCCAACTGAAGAGATCGAAACAGCAGAAGTGTCTGAGGCCGTGCCCGCGAATGAGGAATCGTTTGCGGAGGAGCGGTCTGCTCCCGTCGTTGAAGAAACTCCGGTGGAGGATCGTGCGGCGTTTGCGTCGAAGATCGGCGAAAAACTCCGCGCTCTCAAGCTGGATTCCGACAGCGACGACGAGATTTCGGGCACTGACGAATCGGCTGATCCGGCAGAAACCCCCGTTGCGGGGGCAGACGCGGTGAAACCCGAAGAGAATGTTGAATCACAGGATGCAGCAGTCAAGGCCCCGGCAAAGTCGGGTGTCGAGACTCCTACCCTCCCTGATTCGTACCGGCGTTCGCTAAAGGCGTATGGCTGGGAAGATGCGGACATTGACCACAACCTTCAGGTTATGGGCAGGGACTTCATCGACACGGCTGCGAAGATTCACTCAAACCGGAACTCTGAGGTGGGTCAGTGGGCTGAGGCAGGACGCCAAGCCCGCGAGCAACAGCAACACGCGGTTGACACAACCGTCTCTCCAGCGAGACAGGGTGCGTCCCCAACGGGCGGGCTTCAACCCCTTGATGTCGCGGAACTTACGAAGGAATACGGTGAGGATGCCCTGATTACTAAGGTTGTCCTTCCGATGAACGCGATGATCGAGCAGATGAACCGGATGCTCCCGGCTGTGCAAGAGACGCAGCGAAGGGCTAATCAGGCCGAACAGGATATGCTGCTTCAGCAGATCGACGGTTTCTTTGGCGGCAAGGGAATGGATACGTACAAGGACGTGTACGGCAGCGGGGATAAACTCAAGGAGGAGCATTTCACGGCTCGCAATAAAGTGCTGGAAATGGCGGATGCGTTGGTGGTCGGGGCCAGCTTACAACACCGCAAACTTTCATTCGGTGATGCTATGCAGATGGCCCATGATTCCGTTTCCAGTGGTTTCAAGAAACAGGAGGCCCGCGCTGAGATCAAGGGGCAACTGACGAAACGGGCAAAGGGCACCACTCTCAGACCATCTTCTCGCCAATCGGCAAAGAAGAGTGGCGAGGGTATGACTCACGAGGAATTGGTGAAAGTGGTCGGCCAAAAGTTGGCCGCCATGCGTGGTGATTAACTCTTAACTTAAACTGGCTGGGCAGTAACTCTCGGTTAGTGGAAGGATTTTGATGGGCGTAGATATTGCTCAAATGTCTGACTTGCTTTTGACGACTCTTGCGAATCGTCCCAAGAACTATTTTGAGATCATGTGGGACACTCAGGATTTGGTGTTTTGCCGCATTTATGCCGAGCACTCCCGGAAGATTGCCGGTGGCACAAGCATTATCCGAAACGTGATGCTGGATCGCGTTGGGCGAGCGAAGTATCGCCAGATGTACGAGACTGATACCCCGGCTGTGGATAATACCCAGCACCAGATTGATGTCCACTGGTCACAACTCGGCACCTCTTACTCGTGGGATATTCTTGAACTGCTGAATAACACGGGTGGGGGCGAGGGCTTTATTGACTTGGCGGAGTCCCGGCGTCTTGAAAAGATGTGGGATTATGCCGAGTTGCTCGAGGATCGTGGCTGGCTCGCCCCGATCTCCGCGACTGACAAGCTCAATCCCTTCGGCGTTCCTTACTACCTCCCCTACGCGGACAACGGCGCTACCGCAGCCGGATTTATTGGCAAGACGATCCGCTATCAGGGCGGCACGACTGGCACGATCTGCGCGGGTATCGACGCGGCTGTTGAAGATAAGTGGAGGAGCTACAACGGCTTCTATACGCGGGTGGATAACTCTTTGCTTCGTACCCTGCGTTCGGCGATTCGTCGAACGATCTTCCGCCCCGCTCCGAATGTCCCGACCAAGGGCGATGACACTGTGGGTTCGCCCTGCGAACTGTACGCGAACGATGAGGTTGTGACGGAGATGGAGGACTTGGGCGACAAGAGGGATGACGCATCGGCCCCGAAGGATTTGGCGGGCAAGATGCTCCACAACATGGACGGCGTGGTGTTCTTCAATCGTCGGCCCCTGCGGTATGTCAGCCGCATGGATGGCGAGACCGTGATCGACTCCACGACCGCCGCGTTCTCTCCTGATTCAATCGTCTGCGTCGATTGGTCGAAGATCAAACCCATCGTGCGAGAGGGCTACTGGATGAAAGAGTCCAAGCCGATTTCGGGTGGGATCAATCAGCATACCACGCTGACTGTGTTCCTTGATGGTTCGCACGCGAACCTGTGCCCCAACCGTAGGACGGCTGGGTTCAGAATCCACAAAGCCATTCCTTAAGTCTTTGTGTGTCAAGAAGTTATGGGGAGAGGGCGTACCCCCTCTCCCCCCTTTTCCGCGTAGGGGAGTACCCTGCGGGATGATATGGTGGTTTAGGAGATTGTGATATGAGCGTTGTTAATTTTTCGCAGATTGGCGAAGCAAATAGGCCGAGTCCGTCTGTTTGGGCCGACTGCCCCAACACCCTACTCGAAGACCTGGGTTTGGGCTATTTCGGTCATGCGGAGTTTCTTTCGGCCCCCACGGGCGTTCTCGCGGCGGCTCTCGATGCGACGATGGTTGAGTTTGAGGGCGGCTTTAAGTTGAGTGCTGACACCGATACCGTTTTGGCTATGAAGGCAGCGGAGGTTGGCGGATACCTCGACCTCGAGACGGACGCCGACGACAACGATGCGGCAGCGATTTACAGCCAGCCGCTCGGCAAGATCGTCAAGAACAGTGGTAACAAACTGTGGTTCGAGGCTCGCCTTGAACTCGGGGCGATTGGCGATCAGGGCGTGTTTGTCGGCCTCGTTGAAGAGGCTGGGGCCACTCTCGATGTCCTTGCTAATGATGTCGCGGCAGACGGCGTGGTCACTGAATCCCTGATCGGGTTCCTGTGTGACCTTGGTGATACCAACGCCTTCGATATCGTCTATCGCAAGGGCGCGGGCGCGGTGGTCACGGTTCTGGCTGATGTTACGAACTCTGTGGCGATCCCCCTGGCGTCTAGGGCGTCTCTTGTCGCTGATACCGAAGTCAAACTCGGTATTCGGTTTGACGGCAGAGATCGAATCTACTTCTACGTCAACGGCTACAAGGTTGCGTCGAAGGAGATTGATTCCACGTTCGATCAGACCACGGATATGTGCGCTATCGTCGGCCTCAAGACGGGTGCGGCTGCGGCTCAGTCCATTGCGGTTGACTGGATTCGGTACGGTTATCAGACTCGTTCGTAACTAACGACGGGTTCATTCTCGCCCTCTCCCTCCTCTCGGGGGAGGGGGCGTTTTGAGGTTTGACATGGCCGAGCCTACATCGGTGTTGACCTTCTCTGATTTGATCCTTGAGGTTGCCCACAAGTTAGGCATGGCCTACTACGGGGCTAACGCTGATGGTGTGGCCGAGATTCCTACTGATGCTCACGATCTCGCGGAGTGCAAGCGAGTGGTGAACAGCGGTATTCGCATGTTCATTGCTGATGCTCCGAAGCCGAACGGCTGGCGGTGGACAAAACCCATTGCTTCAGTTGTGTTGTGGCCCTCCGTGGTTGCGGTTGTGGGAACTACAGTTACGGCTGTGTGGGACGCCCCCTCGGGCAAGACGACGATCACGGCTGGCGTGGCTTCGTTCTATGAGTCGATGGAATTGCGAACGATCACCTTCACGATGGGCGGCAGTTTCACGATCAGCGATTACGTCTCCTCCACTGTCGTCAAAGTGACGGGAAATGCCGGCGCTGCAAACGG